GATTATGAAAAGCCTACTCCGACCAACTTGCTGCCGCCGTGGAGGCGTTAAATGGAAGCACGTAGAATATTGACGATCATAAAATATAATAATAAAGATATTTCAGCTGATATCAGTAAATATCTAAAAAGCATCAGCTATACCGATAATCTATCGGGAGAAGCCGATGATTTGCAGATAACACTGGAAGACAAGGCGGGGCTTTGGCAATCGACATGGATGCCGGAAAAAGGAGCACTTCTAGATGTAATGCTGCAGCAAAAATATTGGCAAACTTTGTCGGCGTTACCACAAAGTTTGCGTTTGGGATTGTTTGAAATCGATGAAATAACAAGCAGCGGCTATCCGTCAGAAGTACAAATAAAAGCAGTTTCCGTGCCTGATAATAATACTCTTAGAGGTACTGAACGTAGCCGGAGTTGGGAAAAGGCAAAGCTGCAGGTAATCGCTAATGATATAGCTTCAGCTGCAGGAATGTCATTGTTTTGGGACACAGAAGAAAATCCGGTGCTGGATAGGGCAGAACAGACAGAACAGTCTGATCTGTCTTTTTTATATGCAATTTGTAAGGATAAAGGCCTGGCATTGAAAATAAGTGATAAAAAAATCATTATTTTTGATGAAGCAAAATATGAAGCGGAAAAAGCAAAGATAACAATAGTAAAACCAGGTACCGTTTATAAAAAAGAGTCTGGAATGAAATATTTGTTTGTTGGTACTGGCTACAGTTTGCGTACTAAAATTAGAGATATTTATGCTGCCTGCAGAGTTAGTTATCAGCAGGGCAGTTCAAAATCTAATATTGAGGCAACTTATACTGCTGCTGGTAAAAAGGGAAAAACATTGCAAGTAAATGAACAAGTTGAAAGTGTTGCGGAAGCATTAGATTTAGCAAAAAAACGGTTGCGCGAAAAAAATAAGGATGAAGTCACTGGATCTTTAAATATGTTGGGAAACTTTGTCTTATTATCTGGGGTTACAGTTAATTTATTAGGATTTGGAGCTTTTGATGATAAGTACTTGATAACCAGAGCATCACATGATATTGGCAGCGGTTATACGACAAATATCGATGTAAGAAGGTGTTTAAATGGATACTAATTTTATAAAAAACATAATTCGTATCGGGAGGGTATCTTCTATTGACGTCAATACAAATACTGCAAGAGTAGCTTTTTCTGATAAAGACGATTTGGTATCTGGTAATTTAATGATTGTAAATCGTGGAAGCATGGTCGACAAGGATTACTGGATACCTGATATTGATGAACAAGTTCTGTGCTTAATGCTGCCAAATAAAAGTGGGCAGGGATTAAATGAGGGTTTTATTATTGGTTCATTTTTTTCAAAAGAAGATGAACCACAGGAGAGAAGTGCTGATGTAAGGGCGATTAAATTTGGTGATGGTACTGTTATAAAGCATGATCGTAAATCAGGAAGTTTAACTGTAAATGCTACAGGTGATATTAGTATTATTGCTGCGGGAACGTTGACCATTCGCGGTGCTGCGGTGAATATAAATTAGGTTAAATATTAGAAAAAATTATGTTATAATAACCCCATAAAATGATATTTTGTGAGGTGTTAAAATGGAATTTGGCAAATATGGTCATTGCGCTATTATGGCTTTTGAACTGGTGAAAAATGAGGGAATACCTGCAAGAGAAGCGTGGCAAATTGCAGCTGAAAAGATATTTGAAGGGAAGCCGAGCAGTATTGCGAAAGGATGTCCTAAAAATGCTTTTTTGAGTTTAATGGGGCAAAATAACAGAAGAAGTAAAAATGGAACCTATGCTATGGAGGCATTAGATATCATAGATAAACTAGGAAAAGACGATATTGATAATATTTCACCAAATAAATTTTGGCGCGACTATATGGGCAAAGAAATAAGTCATAATCATCAGATCGATGTTGTTTTTGCACTTAGAAGCAAAGGGTATGTATAATAAAAAGGCACTCCTCAAGGAGTGCCTTTTTATATGGAAAATTTAATGTTTATGGTATGTTCCGGTTCTTCTATCCCAATGTCCACCGTTAGAATCCGTTCTACCTGGATGAGCAAACGCCGTAGCGGCTAAAGCTAATGTAAAAACTAAAATTAAAAATAGAGCAGTTAATTTTTTCATGAATAACACTTCTTTCTTATTTGATTTTTACTTCGCAGTTGAAGAATTTTAAATATTGACCATCAGATACCTGGATGTAACGGTCTCCTGTGAATAAATCATTGGAAATAATGGAACTCATATTGTGGCTGCTATCTCTGGAGACTTCGATATAGCTGTCTCCACCGTTAGAAGTGACTTTGTATTCTCCAGCAGGGAAATCAATACCTACTTTGTACATACAGGAAGGTAACATACCATTTTTTAATTCTACTTTGGGTGCATCTTTGGCCGCATAGATAGTACCACGTTGTACTTTTAGATATTGACCGTCTTGAACTGTAATAACACTTCTGTTTTTAAAGACATCATTTGCTATGATACTGCTGAAATTACCAGTTGAATCGCTGGCCAGTTCAATATAACTGTCGCCATTTGAGATAACAACGTACTCTCCGGCAGGCAAGTCTTTACCAATTTTATATTGGCCTGCTGAATAAGTTTTTACTTTAGGTGCGTCTTGCGTGGCTTTAGTCGTAGCTGAGGAAGAAGTTGATTTTGTAGAGTTATCTCCTGCACAACTTCCAATTAAAACCAGTAAAACGATAAGACTTGCTCCCCATTTAAGGATTTTTTTTCAACATAAAAACATCTCCAATTCTTTATCATTTTTATCATTATAACATATTTTTCAAAAACTTCACAAATATTATATAGAATAAGTGATGGTTATGAAATAATAAAACACTTGATTTAGGGCTAGTAAAAGCGTGTATATATTGCAATCGAGAGTAAATGGTAGATAATCGCTAACTAAAGCGTCCTTATTTTAAGGGCGCTTTTTCTATATACAAAAATACTTAAAGGAGGTGGGTAAATTGCAGGCGACAAGATTAGGCGATACTGATACAGGACATGATGCTTGTCCAGGGACTGTGCTTGTGAGTGCAAGTACGAATGTAATAATTAACGGTAAAGGTGCAGGACGTGTCGGCGATAGTTATGCTCCGCATGGATGTATCGTGCATCCAGCACATACAGCGCATATCACCTGCGGCAGCAGCACAGTTCTTATTAATGGACTGCAGGCAGCAAGGGTAGGTGATCCGATAGACTGTGGAGGCAGTGTCGCTTCTGGAAGTCCGGATGTAATCATAGGAGGTTAATATGCAAGTTGGATCTATGGGAGATATCCCTTTTGTTGTGACATATGGTAAAATTCGTACTTTTAGTGATTACGGTCGCAGTGGTTCGGGCCGCTGGGCAAAGCACGATTTGATTGGTCGTAAACCTGTAATGGAGTTTTTAGGGCCTGACGTTGAAAAAGTTAGCATGAAGATCCAGCTGCGCACTGATCACGGCATAAATCCCGAAAGCGAACTGGGGAGGCTGAGGAAAATGAGGGACACAGGCGCAGTTTTTCCGTTTATTTTAGGTGGCGCGCCGGTATCTGATAATTATTGGTTGCTGGAGGATATAGGGGAAAACGTAAGCTATTGGCGGGCAGGCGGTAAAATACTTTCCGTTAGCGTCGATATTACATTGACTGAATATTCTACAGAGGAGGTGCGCTGATGGATTTTGAACTTACTGCGGGAGAAAGAGTTGACGTAGATTTTGCCCCAAAAAATGTGCAAATGGAAATTTTACAAAATTGCAGTACAATACTTAGCACGTCTAAGTTTAGCGTACCGTTAGACCGTGACTTTGGCATTGATGCAAACTATGTAGATGCTCCGCTGTTATCGGCTAAAGCGAAAGCAGAAAGTGAAATATTTGCTGCATTAAAAAAATATGAGCCGCGAGTTACGGTAAAACAAATTACATGGCGCTCTAATGCGGAGGGCGTTTTAAGGGCGAAAGTGAAGGTGGTCATAAATGAAACTTAGTGATCTGCCGGACATTGAATTTGTTAGTGCAGACGAACAAGAAATATTATCGGATATCATAAAGCTTTATACGGAAATAACCGGGAGAACCCTTGCACAAGGTGATCCTGTCCGGTTATTTTTATGCGTGATTGCGGCCATTATCCTGATGCTGTGCAATAAGATCAACTACACCGGCAAACAAAATCTATTGCGATATTCGGCAGGTGCCAACCTGGATCACTTGGGCGTACTTGTCGGGGCAGAACGTATTGGCGCCAAGGCCTCTGTTACGACAATTAAAATAACCCTGTCGGATGTGCGGTCCGTTGCGACAAACATTCCAGCAGGTACGCGGGCGACAGC